TAAACAGAATTACTTATATAGTTACTATACTAGAGGAGACGACACTCATTATGACGACTGGGGAAGTGGTTTATACCCTTGGCACGTTAATCCTGCACTAAAAGAAGCAGATATTGAAGAAGCTAAGAAAACACTGCCTCCTACTATTTTTAAGCAAGAGTATTACTGCGACTGGGTAAGCTTTGAGGGTCAAATCTATAAAGTTGAAGACTCAATTCACTTGATAAACACTAAAAAATATATAGAACCTGGCGATTCAAGATATACTTTTATAGCAGGGTTAGATATGGGCTTTAGAGATGATACTGCCTTTGTTGTAGTTGCTACTGATGGGAGCAATTATTTTGTAGTAGATGAGTACATAGCTTCTGAAGGGACTACTTCTTCTCACGCAGAAGTAATTCAAGAAATGGTAGAACATTGGCAAGTTGAGAATATCTATATTGATTCGGCGGCTGCACAAACAAAAGCTGACTTAGCCTATGACTATGATATTTTTTGTGAGAATGCAGTTAAATCTGTAAACGACGGTATAAGTTTCTTACAGGTTCTTGTAGAGAACGGAACCTTATTTTTTGATGAAGAGGATGCAGAACGCACATACGCTAGTGTAAATGGCTACAGATGGAATACAAAAGGGGAAAAAGCAAAACCCTTACACGATTGGACTTCTCACTGTTGCGATGCTTTACGATATGCTATTTATTCTTATACTAAGACTTCTGCCGTGGGTATCTATGCCTAGAAAAATGAACAAAACTAAAAACGGTATGTTCCCTATTAGAAAGAAGCATACCGTTAAAACATTAAAAAAAGACGTTAAGTCTTTAAGAAAAAACGGCTATCCTGTAAGGATAGCTCTTCATACCTTAGAGGGTATTAAAAAGAGTAGTCCTAAGAAGAGCAGTAAGGCTCGGGGAACAAGTACTATACCCTCTAAGAAGTATGTAAAGAAGAAAAGATAGAAAATAAATTTTTGACTGCAACCAAAATGAGAGCTATAATTAAGAAAAATGTCAGACCTGAAAAGATTACCTGTTAAATACGTTAGAGACTTCATAAAAAAAGATTATGTATACGACTCTGGGTGTTATATTTGTGGTGCAGAAACAAAATTAGAGCTACATCATTTATATAGTATATCAGAGCTGTGGAATTCTTGGTTAGATAGTTTCAAAATAGATTCTAGTAGGTTAACTTTAGAAAAAGTAAAAGAACTTAGAGTAGTATTTTATGAAGAACATAAAGAACTGCTAGGCTCTGGTAACTTATATACTCTATGTAAAAACCACCACCAAAGATTACACAACATTTATGGTGCTAGATATTCTAATTGGAGGTCTAAAAAAGTAAAAGACTGGTTAGAGAGTCAAAAAGTTAAATTTGGAGAATAGAATGGCAGGGCCTATAAATTGGATTAGAGAAAAGTTAAACCCTATCCAGCCGTATCTACAAAGCCAAGAGCCTCTAATTCAGCCAGAGAGCAATGTAGATTTTAGAACAGCGTATGATCAGGTTGAGATTGTACACAGATGCGTTGAAATGATGATTAATGCTGTAGTAGGTATTCCTTACGCAGTAGAGCCTGGAAGTCAAGGCGGACCAGTAAAAAAGTTAGACAGATTATTAAATGAACGCCCAAACCCTTTTGAGGATAGAGCTAGATTTTTTAGAAGAGCAATATTAGACCTTTTATTAGATGGTAATGCTTTTTTCTACTATGATGGAAAAGACTTATATATACTACCTGCTAACGATGTTGAGATTGTAACAGACGCTAAAAGATTTGTAAAAGGTTATACTTATTTAGTAAGTGGTTCAGGGTCTAGCTATGACTCAGGGTTTGAACCTTTTGGTTCTTCTTCGGGTACTTCCTCTTCTAGCAGAGGAACTAAAGAGAGTACTGAGATATACTTTGACTCAGCAGAAGTAATTCATGTAAAAGATGACAGTGATGATAGTATATTTAGAGGAAGAAGTAGGTTAAGAAGCTTATCAGACCTAATAAACTTATACTATGCCTTACTTAAGTTCCAAAGACAGTTCTTTAAGAATAATGCTATACCGGGAGTAGTTTTAACTACTGAGGCGGTTTTAAGCTCTAAGATTAAAGACAGACTTCTTCAATCTTGGAGAAACTCATATACTACTATTTTTGATGGGGCTAGAAATCCTGCTATTTTAGACGGTGGCTTAAAAATAGATAAGTTTAGTGACGTAAACTTTCAAAGCTTAGATTTTGAAAGTAGCGTAGAGCGGCTACAGCAAGACATGGCTAAAGCCTTAGGAGTACCATATACATTATTAAAAAGTGGTAATAATGCTAATATATCTTCTAATCAGGTATTATTTTATGAGCATACTATAATACCTATAGTTCATCAATTTACTAGTGCCTTTACGCATTATTTTAATTCAGTACGAATTAGACCAGATTTAGTGCACATACCAGCACTACAACCAGATCTTAAATCTCAAGCCCAATATTATACCTCTTTAGTTAATGCAGGCATAATTACAGCTGACGAAGCAAGATTGAAATTAAACTTCCCTGAACTCAGGGAAGAAGCCACTTCAAAAATTCGCATACCTCAAAATATTACTGGTAGTGCTACAAACCCAGAGTTGGGTGGAAGACCTAAAGACGGTGATAAAGTAGAGGATGCAACGCAAACGGAGTTAGATAATGACTGATAAAAAATTTTATATCCATAGTGATAACATAGAAGTAAAATCAGCATCTTCCTCAAAGAAGTCTTTTAAAATTGCAGGATATGCAAATACATCTACTAAAGACAGAACAGGAGATATTGTTTTACCAGAGGCATGGTTAAAGGGAGTAGAGAACTATAGAAAAAACCCAGTTCTTTTATACCAACATGATCATAGTAAGCCTATCGGTAAAGCAGAGTCTGTTAGAGTAGATAAAAAAGGTATTTTTGTTGAAGGTTCTGTATCTGATGCAGCAGAAAAGCTGCACGGAGTACAAACTTTAATCCAAGACGGAGCTTTAAAAAGCTTTAGTGTAGGATTTAGAGTTAAAGATGCTGATTACGACAGAACAGAGGACACTTTCTTTATTAAAGAGTTAGAGCTTTTAGAAATTAGTGTGGTCAGCGTACCTGCTAATCAAGAATCTCTATTTAGTATACGCAAATCTTTTGATGACGACTCAAGCTACGAAGAGTTTAAAAAGCAATTTGTAAAAGAAGATGCTGAAGAGCTTAAGGTAGAAAATTCTATTGAAGAAGACACTGCTAAAGAGCTACAAGAAGAAGCAGTAGAGAAAGCTTCCGAAGAAGTAACAGAGGTTAAAGAGGTAGAGGAAGAGTTTATCGAGGAAGATCCTAATACTCCTATCCCATTCTATAACATGCTAAGCGCTGATACTTCAAAACTAAACAACGGGGATACGGTAAAACTAGAGGGCAAACGATATAATATCAAAAAAATTGCTACCGCCGAATCACCATATTTCATATTTAAAGAAATTGACATTCAAGGAGTTTCAAGCGATAATACTATCAAGATTAATGCTGAAACTTTATCAGTAGTTAATTCTTGGGATGTGAACACTAAGTTTGATATATCTATGATTACTCATTCAAATATCACAAATATTACTGATAAAGAGAGACAAACTATTAAGTCTCAATTTAACGACTTAGTAAAGTCTTCAGAGCTAGAGCTATTTAATTTAAAAAGCAAAGTAAAAGAAGACAACCAACAACAAACTCTGAATTCGTTAATGAATTTAAAAAGCATGAATTCAGACTCTTGGAGTGATACTCATTATTCACTTGCACAGAGATTTGTTAAAACTATTAACGCACTTATCGAACTTCCAGAAGAAGAAGATAGAAATTTCGCATTGAAAATAAACGGTTATCTAACCGATAATAAGGAGAATAAAGAGATGGCAGAACAGGAAATTGGTGATACCATCACTGTTGAAACAAAGGCTACAGAAGCTCCAGTAGTTGAGGAGAAAAAAGTTTCTGCTCACGTATCTGAGCCAAGAGTAGCAGAGCTAGTCGAAAAGACTGGTTCAAAAATTATTGAGCAGTCTGACGAAAAGATCAAGGCTGGCAATGAAGACCATGAAAATTCCCGCTTGTCTGAAGAACTAGCAGAATTAAGAGGTCAAATGAAAGCATATCGTGAGCAAATCGATTCTTTCACAACAAGCAAAATGCATTATCAAGAGAGCACACGTAACCACGCACAGTTCTCGCAAAAAGACCTATCGAATGCATATTTCTTGTCTAAAGCACTACGCAAGAGCCCAATGGATACCAAGTACGGTATGCGTATGAAAGACGTAGTCGCTGGTAACAACGTTGAAGCATTTGAAAACGCATTCAGCACCAACGTGTATGAAGAAATGAGACAGCAGTTAGTTGTTGCTCCTTTATTCAACCGTATCGGTGTTAACGCTAAAGCGTTCTCCGTACCAGTCGCAAGTGAAGATACCGATGATGCAATCGCACAATTTACAAGCGGTACATACACAACTGATACAAATAGCAACGTGCCTACTTCTAATCAGCACCAGCTAAAATCAGTAGAGTTAACACCTCACAAATTTATGGTTAAAACTCACATCGCAAAAGACGAAGAAGAAGATACAATTCTTCCACTAGTAGATTTCCTACGTTCCGCAGCTACACGTCGTCTAGCTCGTTTCACGGATAAAGTACTTCTTCGTGGTACAGGAGCATTAACAGGCTTCGACGCTACAGAATCTCTATCTGCAGGTTCTACTGGCGGTATCGGTGGTGTAGCTTCCCCAATTAAAGGTGTTATCAACCACGCGGGTGCTGTAGCAGCTCTTAACATTTATCGTGGTATTGGTCTAACCGGTACAGACGCTAACACAGCTAAAGCTAACGCAGCTACTGTAGCAAGTGCTAGAGCCGCAATGGGCAAGTACGGCTTATCTTTAGGCGAAAACCTAGTTATGCTAACGTCGGTAGAAGGCTACAATAACTTTGTAACCGAAAGCGATTTCCAAACAGTAGATAAGTTTGGCGCACAAGCGACTTACTTGACAGGTTCTATCGGAGCTATCTACGGAATCCCACTATATATCTCTGAGTTCATGGACACAGTAGCTAGCACTGCTAATAATCGTGTTCTAGGCACTATGATCTATAAGCCAGGATTCTTAATTGGTGAGCGTCGTGCTATGGAAGTTGAAAGTGAATATCTTCCTGAGCGTCAAGTTACAGCTATGTACATGTCTACACGTTTTGACATGCAGGCTCTAACTACAGAATCGAGCGCAGCTCTAAGTTCTACATATTCTTACGCTGTTAACATTCTAAGCGGTGCTGAGTAATATTTTAATATAGTACTGATTAGGGGATGTGGGCTCCCAGCCCCATCCCCTTTTTTCTTAGGAGGGCTAAATGTTATTAACATTACTAGAAATAAAAAAGTTTTTAAAGATAAAACTAGACAATGATGCAGAAGATGAACGATTATTGTCTATTAATACCTATGTCTCGAGTTTAATCGACTCGTATTGCGGCAGGGTGTTTG